CCGCCATCTTCAAATGCTCTTAATATGCTTGCGTTTGTTGTAGATATTACATCATCATAGCTAGTTCCTATTCTTTCTCTAGCCAACTGTGCCGCTGCTCTTGCTGCAGCTGCTGGATCTTGTGTAGCAGCAAATTCTTTAGTCCAAGCGTCCTTCATCTGATTTGCAAACTTTTCACCCTCTGTTGCACTAGTCTTGTATGCATCATTAATAGCTGTCATATTTGCAACATGTGTTGCTTGAATCTTTGCATACTCTTCGCTAGTTTGGAAAACTTGTTCTATACCAACATTGTATTTTCCTGGATCTTTCATAGCAGCAGCCATAATTTTTTGAGCTTCTTTGTTTGTTCCGCCTGCAGCAATATCTGAAAGCATACCTCTCTTTTGCTCAAAGGTTGTGCCTGGAGCAACTATGGTGTTTGGCATGCTTTCTGCAAAAGCACCTTGGATTTGTGCAGCAATGCTATCTGCTGGTACTGCAATAACTGGAGCGTTTAATGCTTCTAGTGGGTTATTAATATTCCCTACGCCAGCTGTCTTTCTTCCGCCAGAAACTCCAGATACCTTTACCAATTCTTCGTCTGTTAGCCCAACATCTCCCATAATTGCTCTACGTCTTGCTCTATTAAGCAAGTGTGATCTTTCAATTCCAGTGGGCCTTACTCCGCTGCCCGTTCCAAACTCTGGTGCAGGCATAAATCTAGATCCTGAAAAGCCAGGTGCTGCTTCTGCTCCTGCCGCATAAGTATTTTGTAGTTCTACTAATTCTCTCATTCTTGAGATAAGATTTTGTATTTGCATTGCTGCTGCTTTTGCAGCATCTGCTTCGCTATAGAGAGCATTTGCAGCTTTATCTCCAGATAGCTTCATTGCCATCATTTGTTCATCTAATAATTCAAACTTTTTAGTATTTGTAAATAGTCTTCCTAAAAATCCTATAGACTTTACAACGTATCCAATAAAGTTAAGGAACACACCAGAAAGCATGATAAGTGGTCCAGCAAGTCCTACGATTGCGCCTATGATTGTAAGCACTGTCTTTGCGCCGTCTGGTAGATTATTAAATCCTTCCATAAGCTTATTTACTACGCCGATAACCTTTGAGAATATTCCAAGGAATCCTTCTCCAGCCAATGCTAGGTTTGCTTTAAGTGTTTCCATTTGTCTAGCAAATTTACCTGATGCAGACTCTGTTAATGTTGTTAATTCTCGCTCAGCAATTGCTGCTAAATCCGCAGTTGATGCCCCCATCAATTCCATAACCTGTAAGGTTTGGCTTCCACTTCTACCTAGGTTATCAAACAATGCTGACATACGAGCAAACTGGAACTTACCAAATAACTGCTCAATTGCTTGTGCTCTAGCTAGTGGGTTAAGTGTATTTAGAGCATCCTTTAATGCAGTTACTGTTCCAACAAGGTCTCCAGCATTTGAATTAACTATGCTTAAGATATCCACACCAAAATTACTCATGACATCAACAGTTTTTTCTGTTGGGTTAATTATAGAAGCAAGACCAGACTTTAATGCGTTAGCTGATTCTGCTGCGTTAATACCACCCTCACGCATAGCGGTAAGGAATAGTGCTAGATCTTGTACGTCTCCACCAAGCTGTCTGACAACAGGACCAGCTTTAGGAATTGCTACTACCAGGTCATTAAGAGATGTAGATGTCTGGTTTTCAACTGCGTTAAGGAAGTTAATAGATTCCGCTAATTGTTTAGTGTTTAAATTGAATGCGCTTTGTAGAGATAGAGTTGCTGACATAGCTTCTTGTCTATCTACTTCACCAAGAATTGCAAGACGTGTAGTTTCTGCAACAGATTCTAATAGGTCATTTCCTGTTTTACCAGTTGCGGCAATATCAGCAGCTAAACCTATAGTTTCATTTGCTGCAGCACCCAATGATGATGCTAACTCTTTAGCTAAACCAGCTGTTTGAGTTTTTATTCTTTCAATCTCTGTTGTTGTTGCTCCGCCTATATCTCCATAAACCTTAGCTAAACGAGTAAGCTCTTTATCTGTTTCACGGAATGCATTTGCTGCTGTTGATGCAAAAATTGTTAGAGGAACTGTTAAACCAACTGTTAACTGACGGCCAGCCCACTGGGTGTTTTTACCTAAGTTAATAAGCTCTGTAGAGACACCTTGAATGGATCTTCCAATAATCTTGAACTGCTCTGCACGTAGAGCCTTCATTGTTGATGGGTCAAGTCTATCTAGACCTGTGGGTGTTGACAAAATGTTTCTAGCTTCACCCTGTGGACCAACCGTCGTTGTTAATATAGATCTCTGCAATTTGACCTGCTCTTCAGCAAGTCTTCTGATCATTCCTCTTTGGCCCCGAACTTGTGTATTAAATTCTCGGAAATAATCTTTTAGCTTCAATCTACCTTGGTCTAAGTGCCGACCAAATTCTCTTGTTTCATTTGTTACGTCTACGAATGACGAAGACCATAAACGGGTATTACGCATACCCTCAATAAACTGTGAATTTAAGTTGTTTAAAGAGGCATATGAAGCAGACCCAAGCCCATTAAGCTGTGTTTGAAGCGTAGCAATTTCTGCGTTTGCACGACGAACTTCTCCGATTAAATCGGAAAAGTTGGCATTCGCATTAAAGCTAATTACAACTTGTTGGGCCATATGCTAATTATCCCAGATTTTCGATCCTATTACGCCCTAGCGTCCCACTCTTCGTACATTAAACCTTGGCCTACACCAAAGCCTTCTTGTCTTGCAAGTGATCCCTTAAGGTTAGCCACATCGTTTGTAGCAGGATCGTCTCCCAGTGCTTCCCTCCTAATATCTTCAAATGTTTTAGCACCTGAAGAATTTCCTTCATCCAAGTCCACCCCTTGTAGGGCAGCAAGGAACTTCTTGTCCTCGTACTCTTTCTTATTCGCCTCTTCTAGAGTATGAATAAGTTCAACGAGAGAAATACTTTCTTCTAATTCCTCGTAGTTTTTCCAAATACCAAGAAGGAAAGCTTGTTTTTCTAAGGCAGCGAGATCAAGATTCTCCCACGTTGTGGAAGACTTGGTTTTATTTGTTAGTTGGTCCCACTCATCTTGGCCGCTGCCGCTATTAAATTTGGGTCGCCTAGTTTAATACCTCCGCAGACCTCCATAATTTTCCAAATAGTCGGAACGTCCAGAGCTTCCTCTAGAGCCTCTTTATTATCGGCTAGTTCTGGCAAGCTTTTCTTCAAAGCGATTGCACAAGCCTCGATAAAAATATCAATTGCTTCTTCTTCATCTTTTACTGTATCTAATTTTGTAACGACCTTCATAAATTCCTTTAGTCGTTTAATTGGCAGCGGTTTTAATGTTACCTTTCTGCCGTCCTGTAGTTCTACTTCTACAATATCGTATAGCTGGGTAGCCAAAGTGACCTCCTAAATAGTCTTAATAATTATAGCAACAATAATATAAAAAGACAAGACCCCCGCCATTTTTGGAGGGGGTCAAGCCAATTTTGGTTAAATTTAGATCAAGCGATCAACAATTCTTCCATATGTGTCTGAGTAGCGTGGGTCACCCAATAGACGGAATGTCACTGGGAAAACTGTAGCTTCGTTACGACGCAATGAGTGTGTAGAAGATTCTACAGATAGAACACGACGAGCATAGTAAACACGCTCACGGTCTGCACCTGTTGATGTTGATGGTGCGTTACCAACTGCTATGAATTGACGCTCTGTTGGCTCTTCGTTAAGAGCACCTACTGAGAGATCAAGACGGGAGTCAGCATTTCCATCATAAGTCTTAAGATTCTTTTCTTTTTCACCAAAGACCACCATAAGGTTACGAAGTGTACCTTCTGTAAGAGTTGTACGAAGCATAACACGCTGTGAAGACTTGAAAAGCTTCGCAACGTCGAGCTGCTGGTCAACTTCTACTTCACCGTATGTTGGTTCATACATAACTTCAAGACCTTCAGATGTGAATCCGACGTCTTTCCACTTTGTATCATCCAAAACCTTTCCAGAAGCAAAGTTAGCTGCTGCTACATAAGAACCTGTTGGCTGTGGGCTAACTGCGAATGGATCTAGACCATCTTGGTATGCATCAGACCATGAAGAGTCTGTTGAATCCTTTGCAGAAATAAAAATTCTTGCTGCACCGATAATAATATTACGAACGTTTGTTGCCATTTATATTTTTCACCTCCTCCTTTTTTATAGGATATAAGTTTTGCGGCATTTCCTCAAATCCAATAATACTTGAACTGGGGTTATTACGCAAATCTTCCTTCCGTATTTAAATTCCTTGTGTAGGCGTAGACTATTGATATGTCTGCCTCCAGGCGTCCCGCCAACTCGTCGGCTGGATCTGGAGAGTTTGCCTCTGTCAGGGAAAAGTATTTGTACCTAAATGGGCTGGTCGGATTTACCGTCTTTACGTAGGCATTGACCGTAGCCGCTGATTCATCAAATCTTCTAAACAGGTCTAACATGATGTTCATGATTTCTACAACCTTGTCAAAATCTGGAGCATATATCTTGAATGTTAATCTTTCTTTACATATTACCCATTCTACATCGTAGGACATTGTGTCAAAGTCATATACTAGGTATGGAGCATTTGGATTTGATATTAAATTCTTTGTTTCGTCTTCTTGTGTTGGGAATATAGGCATTAATCTTTGCCCTCCAACTACTGGATAATCTGTGTCTACTAAAGCCCCGTTATCTTTTAGCTCTTTCCATAAAATACCAATTACATCTGATATTGCTGTTTTAGTATAATCAGCCATTTGCTACCTCGTCCGCATATTGATACGCTCTAGTTACTTGTCTTATGTGCTTAGATACATTTGATTCTGCTATACGCTTAAATGATCCAGTCGATACTCTACCAGATACTGCCGCTGGCATTTCTCTTCCTGCCATCGCTTGCGCTGCTTCTATTCTAGCAATAATTCCAGACTCTTGTATATCCACAAGGAGTCTTGAGCTTGCTAAAAACCTATTCATTGTTTTTCTATATGACCCTTTTACTTCTTTTCCGCCAGGAGTCTTTACTGTTACATACTTACCTCTTGGAATAAATACTGGGTCCCCGTCTTTAGAATAAAAATGTAATGCCTGTGCATTACGGGCTGTAATTCTTACTGGCTGACCCTTTTCCATTACCTCTGCTTTAAATATAAACTTGCTTCTTCTTGATCCATATTTATTTGGAGAGAATGTTTTTGATGGTCTAAACTCTGATGACAAAACAATTGATCCAGCCTTATATGTTCCATCAATTTTCCACAATCTTCCTAGAGGCTTCCCAGTTTGATTCCACTCATACACATGGTGCAAAGCTTTTGGGCTAAGTCTAGCTTCTGAGTCTATAAACTTTCCAAGAGATACCTTGGCAATGGTTGTTATGGCTTGACCGATTTCTTTATCTATATCAAATGAGCGTGTAGCTGTTGCTATACCCTCAACATATGCTCCAACATTTCTCATGGCATCTAAAGCATTTGAATCTATTTTAAGAGAAGGCACCTTGAATGTCGCTCCTCTGTAATGTATTTTCGTATTCTAGTATCTGTCCAAAGCCGTCAAGTATTGGGGTAGATCCTACGATATTAAATATTGTAGGTGGACTATTAAGAACTTCTGCTTCTTCCCACAGAACATTACCTTGCAAATCTTTTATGTTGCTTATCTTAGCGTTTCTAGGAAGCTTATCAAGAGTCATAACCTTAATTATTTCTTCAATTAAGTATCTTGCGTCAACTGTTCTATCGTTTGATGGTGTTCTTACACCAGAAGATATAATTGATTTAGCTAAACATGGAACGGTTTCTGCGTAGATCCATTCTCTTTTTACCTGCCCAGTTGCGCTTTGAGCAATTTGTACACGATATACGTCCATAGTCATGGCGTATTTTGCTTCCACAGAATATGACCCAATCATTAGATCACCGCCATGTTTGTAGACTTAAACTCATCTAGGAGTTTGTCTGCGTAGAAGTTACCTGTCCCCCTGAAAGCTAGTTTAGAAAATTCCATATCTGTATCGCCATAAGATACGTTCTGTACAAATCTGGCTCTCCAAATATTATCTTTACCAAAATAGTCTTTCATCAACATGATCATTGCCTGTTGAACTTTTTCTGGCACAAACTTCCATCCGAATACACCAGTAATATCGTATCTATATCCGTTATAGAAATTACCACGAAGCGGATAAACAATATCCAGCTTGCCACCCTCATTGATGTCATCTCCAAGGGAAACGATTCTCAGCGAATGGTTTGTGTCTGTAATTTCTACTGGGAAATTAAAGCTATTTGTATTTGCTACGGTGTCAATTACTGTCTTGCCGTTTTCTTTAATTGCTGTGTAGGAAATAATTCTTTCCCCTAAATAAAGAACGTCGGCATCCTGCCCATAGGCTGTTATTGTCTTGGCATACTTGCCAAACTTTACGCCTGTATAGTTTTCTACCATAAAGCGAGCAAACTTCTCAGCTTGCTGCATCTCATGGAAATGAATGTAGTTTTGATCCCCTTCTTCACGCCCAGCATGAAGTCTGGTATAAGCCTCAGAAATGGAGAGATATGGAGTTACAACAGAGTAATAATTTGTAGCAGTCATTGGGTTGCCGTCAATTGCGTAGTTCCAAACAGCCTTTAGGCTCTTGTCTGTCATTACATAATTGTCTAGAACCCTAAAAGAATAGTGTCCTTCATCATTTATTTCAGGGTTTGCAAATCCACTGATGATTAGAACATCTGTGTCCCCGTCATAAATTGATACTGTCGGATTAGAATCCGCTAATCTTAATTCATCCTCTTCATATACATCAAGGTATATGTCTTGGGTGAGACCTGTGTATAACTCCATTAACTAATTAGGAGTAGAACTCCTGTACCTCCTTGGGAGTGGCAAGTCTGAAACCTTCCTGTGTGTCAAAAATCTCCTGTGCGTCCTTTTCGGACATTACAATAAATGGATTTTCTTTTGTAAATGTAAATTCATTTACATCGTATCTTGGATTCATTCTTTCCATCTTTACTAGAACCTGGCCACCCTTAAGTTCGGTTACTGGCTTTGATCCTGTTGTTTTTCTTGGCTCTAGCTCTGCTTCAGCCTTTTCTGCATTATTAAAACTAGAATACATATCGTAGCTTACGCCCTCTTCTGCGAGTAGGGCAACTAGGTCTGCCTTATTTTTGGCTGACTCGTGGTCTACCGCAAATGTTTCTGCGACCTTTCTAAGCTCTTCAAGCTTCATATTATTAAAAGACATTTATTCTCCTCTCAGTCTTTTCCTTCTAATTATAGCACCCATATGACTAAAGGGGAACCCTTTTTATGGGGTTCCCCTTTAGACTATTTAGTTTTTAAAGGTTGTTAGGCTGAAACTTTTACGTTCTTAACCACAACGAAAGCCTCTGGGTTTTCAATTGCACACCCTGTTCTTACGAACATTGTGTATTCAATTGTATCCTTCTTTGGCTTGAATTCACGGTAAACCTGGATTTCACGCTTGACACCAACAACAAAGTTGTTAGCAAATGTCAAGTGGACATCACCATGGTCACCTGTAGCACCTGAGTAGTCTCCGTCATAGGTCTCATCAATTAGAGGAACCTCAACGACTGGAATACCAAATGCGAATGGAGTTACTCCACCTGGAGCACCTGCTGGTCCGTTTGGATTTCCACGAAGAATTGAAGATGCAATGTCTTCTGGAGTTCCACCGTTACCGATAGATGTCAAGTTATAGAGATAATCCTGTACAAGGTTTGAACCTGTAAAGAAGCGTAGTTCATTACGACGCTGCTTGTACTTACGTGGCATAGCCTTGATTGCATTGTTGAATACTGCCTTGCTGATTGCTGCACCGCCTGCGTTGACAACGTTAGCTGATTCAAGTGCAAGTGCACGGAATCCCTTAAACGCTGACATTAGGCCTGTACCAGTTCCTTTACCGTTGATCAAAAGATCTTCGATGTCGTTACCAGCCTGAGTTGCCATAAGACGTGCAATGTGATCTTCGAGATCTGCACCTTCGATGTTATCTTCTAGTGCTTCGCTTGAAAGTTCCCAGTCAAGACGTAGTTTCTTTGTGGTAAGAGAAATCTTGGAGAATGTAACTGCTGCATTAGCACCTGTTTGGGTAGCTTCTGTAGCAACTGTCATCAATCTAGTACCAACACCTACCTTATCAATGTCGGCAGTGTTAGAACGCATACGAACTGTTCTGGCTGCACGGGCAAGGATTGTAGCATCAAACATGTAATCAATGAAACGGTTTGC